TTCGTTGGTACAAAATCTGTATTCAATGTAAATCCAAAAATCAATTACACAGTTAGAGATATAAACAAGAACCATGGTGGTGTTGTAGCACAAAAACTAACTGTATGTTTAGCACAATTATCCAGACTTAACATCAAAGGTATTCTACAAGGTGATTTGTTATTTACAAATGACTTGAAAGATATAACTATAAGTGGTGAGAAAATGGTATCATTTACACCAAACACTATTACATATGCAATACCTAAGGGTAGTGACCTTGCCAATAGAATTTCAAAAGCCAAAATGGGTATTGTATTTCATACTCAATATAATGGTAAAAAGATGGATAGTTTATCTGCTAGTTTTGGTACAGTTCAAGGTTCATCTAATAGAAATGTATTCTTAGCAAGTGCAGGTTATAAAGAAACAAAAGTTATGTTTAATAAATCTGAGTTATCTAAATTTGACGCACAGATAAGAATGGTTGAAGGTTCTCTTAAAAAGGCTGCTCCTATTTTAAACTTGATGAGTAAAAATATTACAGATGATTTGTCTATAGGTTACAGATTAAAAACATACTTCAATTATTACATTAGAAATTCAAATAGTAGTATGGATAAAGTTTCAGTTATGCAAAAACAATTCAGAGATTATTTTGAAAGTATAATGCAGGCAGAGATTGACAAAAGAAAAACAGCAAAAGGTAAAGAGAAGTTTATTAAAGCTAAGAAAGATGGTCTACAGTTTATTGATAAAAATAAACAATCATTATACTTTGCCATTGCCTCACACATTACAATAGGTTTAGCTAAACAAACCTTACTACAGAAAATGAGCCAAGTACAAAGTATTGGTAACTTTCTTAGAACATCAACAGGTTACAAAGTGACAGCACCAGAGGGTTATGTTGCAGTTGATAAGGTTGCAGGTGCAATTAAACTGGTTGACAGATTAGAATTTAGTAGACAAAACTTTACAATGCCTAAAGGTTGGAATTAATGAAGTCGTTTAAACAATACTTCTTTGAAGCAATCAATAAACCTAAAATCATTATGATAGGCGGACCTGGTTCAGGTAAGTCAACATACTCAGAAATTATTACTAAAGAGTTAGGCATTCCACATATCTACACAGGTCAAATGTTAAGAGCAATCTCAAAACAAAACACCGAAGATGGTAGAACTGTTAAAAAATTATTAGACCAAGGTAAGTTTGCACCAACACCATTGACAATTAAAATTGTTAAACAAAGATTAGAAAAACCAGACGCACAAAAAGGTTATATCTTTGATGGTTTTCCTAGAAGTGTTGAACAAGCTGAGGCGATAGAAGAACAAGGTATTGAATATGATTATGTTGTAAACCTTGTGGTGTCCGAAGAAGAAATTATTAAGAGATTAACTGCCAGAGGCAGAGAAGATGATACACCAGAGATTATTAAAAAGAGATTGGCAACATATGAAAAAGAAACAAGACCTCTATTAGACTACTATAGTGATGAAATTATAAATATTAAAGCAGAGGGTAGTACACCTGAAGCAATATCAAAAGAAATAATTAAGAAAGTACAATGAAAAAATTTGACGACATAAGATTTCAAGAATTACAAGAGGGGTTATATGACCCTAACATCTTCAAGGCATTTTTCCTTGCAGGTGGACCAGGTTCAGGTAAATCATTTGTTACAAACAATGCATTTGGTGGTACAGGTTTAAAAACTATCAACTCAGATAGTGCATTTGAAAGGTCATTAAAGAAAAATGGTCTATCACTAAAAATGCCTGAAGACGAGGCAGAAGCTAGAGATATTATTAGAGATAGAGCAAAGGCTATGACCGGTAGTCAAATGGACTTGTCAATCAAAGGTAGATTAGGTTTAGTTATTGACGGTACAGGTAGAGATTACGATAAGATTAAAGAACAAAAGTCATTGTTAGACCTATTAGGTTATGATTGTTACATGGTGTTTGTTAACACAAGTTTAGAAGTTGCATTAGAAAGAAACTCTAAAAGAGAAAGAAGTGTACCAGAATATATTACTAGAAAATCTTGGACACAAGTACAATCTAATATTGGTAAATTTCAAAATACTTTTGGTATGAGCAACATGATTATCATTGACAACAGTAAAGATGATAAAGAACTTACAACTGTAGTTATGAACAAATGTAGTAAAGCTGTTAGAAGATTATTAGGTAATAAGATTAAGTCATACACAGCAAAAAGATGGATGGCAACAGAGAGAAAATTAAAAAGAAGATGAAAACATTTAAAGAAAGTATCATAGATATACCTAGAAAAACATATGCTAAGGCTGTGTTTGATGACGCTGATACTAACAACCCTAAAATCAAACCTAGTGTTAAAGCACTAATTGATAAACAAATAGAGATGTTTGAAGAAGAATATCCTGTTGTTAAGGTTGGTCTTATTGGTTCTATTCTTACAAAAAGATATAGAGCTGACGCAGATTTAGATTTAAATGTATTGTTTAAAGTACCACAAGATAAGAGAGAAGAAGAAAGAGTTAGACTATCTAAAAAGTATTTGTCGACCACTTCTCCTGATAGTATTCAAGGTAAGAATATACCTGGTACACAACACCCTATTAACTTTTATTTTATTACAGACATCAAAACTTATAATGACCAAGAGAAAAAGGCAGACGCAGTATTTGATATCGAAAACAATAAGTTTATTAAAAGACCAGACGATTTTACCTTTGACAAATCAATATATATAAAAGACTTTGAAAGAAAAGTACAAGAAATAGATGTTGTCAAGGGCGAACTAAAAAGAGATATCATTGACTATGATGAACTAAAAGAATTACAACCAGACGATATCTTAAACTTACAAGAATTAATTAATGATAAGTTAGAAGAGATTGAAGATAGTATCGAAGACATTATCAAAATTGGTGATGGTGTTGACGCAGAAAGACGAGCTGCATTTGATACAGATATGTCACCGGATGAAATAAGAAAATATGGAATTAAAAACAGATTACCTAAAAATGTTGTGTACAAAATGTTAGAAAAATACCATTACTTGAAATTCTTTAAAAAGTGTAAAGCGATTTTAGATGACGGTGAAGTAACAGACGCAGAGGTTGATAGTCTGAAAGAGGCAAAAGGTAAGTCAGTTGCATTTACATGGGGCAGATTTAATCCACCTACAATTGGTCACGAAAAAGTAATTAATAAAGTCAAGTCACAACCTACAAATGATTACAAAATCTTTTTAAGTAGAAGTAATGACCCTAAAAAGAATCCACTATCTCCTAGAGATAAGTTATCTATTATGAAGAAGATGTTTCCTTCTCATGCAAGAAACATTGAAATCAACCAGACCAATATGATACTTGACATTGCTACAATGTTATACAAGAAAGGTTACTCAGATGTAACTATGGTTGCTGGTTCGGATAGAGTTAGAGAATTTGAAACCATGTTGACAAAGTATAATGGTGTATCATCAAGACATGGTATGTACAACTTTGATAATATTAAAGTGGTTTCTGCTGGCGAAAGGGATCCTGACGCAGACGGAGCTTCAGGTATGAGTGCTAGTAAAATGAGAGCTGCAGCTGCCAAAGGTGATATAAAAAGTTTTGAAAAAGGTTTACCAAAAGGTGCAGACGCAGATGGTATTATGAAACAAGTTAGAAAAGGTATGAACTTAACTGCTAGTTACATGTACATGAGAAATTTAAAACCAGTTGCTAGTTTAGAACAGTTTGAACAACAACAGATTAGAGACCTTTATATCAGAGACCAAATTTTCAATATTGGTGACACAGTAGATTACATCAAAGAAGACCTACAAGGTAAAGTTGTAAGAAAAGGTACCAATTTTATTGTCGTAGAAGACACTAAAAATAATTTGCATAAAGCCTGGATATGGGATTGTATTCCTGTATCAACTACAAATAGAGAGGCTGAGATGAGAGAACATAACTTAAATGTTGATTATGGATTTGAAGCTGTATCTGAGATTAAAGAAGACATGGATGCTCAACCTCAGGACAAAGATGTGAAGAAGAAAGACGGTACACAACCTAAAAAGTATTACAAAGACCTTAAAAAAGGCACTAAAGATAAGAGAGCAGACCACTTTAAGAACAAAGATACTACAAAGAACGATAACAAACCAGCGCCAGGTGACAAAGACGCTAAGACTAAACCAAGTATTCATACTAAGAAATACAAACAAATGTATGGTGAAGTCTATGAAATAGGTACACCAGAGTACACAAAACACACGGTAGACATGACACCAGGTCAGGTAAACCCTATTAA